TTATTTAAGCTGTATTCCGTTCATTTTCATATCACTCAATATCTCGTGTATTTCCACCAGATGTGCAGTGTGTCCGGCTATGGTGGCCAGCGTCTGGCTGTCCTGCTTCTGTGTGTTTCGGATTTCCTGCACGAACTTGTCAGTATTTGCCAGATGTGTCTGCATGTTACGCCCTATGCCCTCGAAGGTGGATATGCTTTCCTGGCTCATTGTTGTAAGTGCACCACTGCCGGGCGACTGGCTGCTTCCGGAATCCGCAGATGAAGACCATCCGAAATCTTTCATTATCTGTTCTCGTTCAGCCAGCATATCATTAATAATATCTTGATATTTCTTTCGTAACACATTGGCTTCATCCTCTGTCAGTTTGTTTCCGGATTTCGCATCTGTAGACCACATATCATACAGATCCTGAATCTGCTGTTTGTATTTACTGGCAATCAGTGAAGAAAATATTGCATTCTGAAGGTACTTTTCAAAGTTTTCCGCAAAATCCTGACTAGTAGTATCCAAATCTGAAATCAGGCTGTTAAAACTACCCTTAAATTCGTCAAAACTGACTCCGGTAAATGCTTCCTTCTCCTGATCAGCTATTTCCTTCAACTGTTCGCTATACTTGTCTATATTCTGAATGTAGGCCACAAACTCAGAGTTGACAGCGGTCAGTACCGACACAAACTTTTCATCCTGTAGAACTTTACCGATTACATCCGCATCCAAATTAATTACGTCACCAAATTCACGTATATTCTCTCCTGTTAATTGTGAAAGTCTTGCCCAGTCAGAGCTACCCATTCTTTCGTTTACTCTGTATCCTAATGAATGGCTGAACATACTAGACCCGCTTCCGGAAAGAGAATGCATCAACTGCCGCTGGCGTTCAATCTGCACGTCTACCAGCTTTTTAGCTTCTTCGGCTGCTTTCTGAGCTTCTATTCCGTAGTCGATGTCAATGTATTGCTGCTTCTTGGAAATAAGCGAATCCCAAATGTCAATCAGCCCTTCATACTTTGATTTCATATTCTCGTACCCGGAATAATCGGCACCTCCGAAACCAAACAGTCCGGCTATCGTATTGCCTATTCCAGTCAGAATCTTAATTGAGCCAGTAATGGCACTGAATGGTTTTGTCAAATCAATGCTTTCCAGTCCACTCATTACCTGACTGACTCCGTTCAATGTCTCACTCACCGCTTCCGGAACTTTTACGCCAAAGTTACCCAGCATGTCTACGATATCATTTCCGGCATCAACAATGGCCATTCCTTTCTGTCCGATAGAATTGGCCGCTTCTGTCAGATTCTTCTGGGCACTGTATCGTTTATCCTGAGCAGCACGAAGTCTTTCCTCCGCTTCGGCCTGTGTGACCAGCTTGCGGGTAAGGGTTCCAGTTGCTTCGTCATATTCTTCCACGATGACACTTCCACCCATCTGAGCCTGTTGCAGCAGGTTCTGAGCAGTACGTACCTCTTCCATGGCGGACTTGTAGTCCTCGTATCCCTTCTTCATTGCCTCGAACGGGGAACGGTCGGCCAGCTCGGAGTCTATCTCCTTGAAAGCATCCATTACCTCCTTGAAGGATTCCGGACTGATGTCATCACCGATTCCTTCCAGGTATTCCTTCAGCTTCTTGCGAAGGCTTTCCAGCGTATCGGTCGACACACGGTCCAGGTCACCGAAGATCTTATCCCAGTCCATCCCTTTCTTCATTTCCTCGAAGTCCAGGCTGGCCAGCTTGTCGTCACGTTCACGAGTCAATACGTCAGCTTCACCTTCTGTTTCCGCAGCGGCAATCTTCCGCGCGTAATCCATCGCGATGGCCAGACGCTTCTCCTGATACGTGCCGTATTGTTTATTGTAGTCGATAAGGCTCTGTGTAGCTTTGTCGCGGTATTCCTGCTCAATCTGATAGATCTGTTCATTATACACCTGTTCTGCCAGCACACGGTTGTTTTTAGCCGATTCCTTTACGGCATCATATTGGCTCTGTGGAATGTTGTCACCCTGCTTGCGTGCTTTATCCATCTTTGCCAGTGTATCCCGTTCCTGCTTGTCGATGTCGGCAATACTGTCATCATATTCCTGCTTGGCCAGTGCCATACGCTTGGCAATACCTTCCTGCATAATCTGGATGCGGAGTTTCTCCGTGGTCTGCTGCGCACGAATACGTGCATCGGCAAGCTGGGAGGCGTAGTCGGTCTTTCCGGAACCTGTACCGGTTTCGCCACCTCCTCCGTTTGATTCAAAAAGAAGGTCTTCTATGTTTACCTGATCAGCCAGACTCTTATTGAATTTGGTCAAATCATAAATCTTCCTTCTCCATTCGGTAATCTTTTCCTCGCTCTCTTTAAACTTTCGGTCATAATTACGGTTGGTTGCATCGATCACATCGTTACTAACAGGAAGAAATGTTTGTTTTTGTCCTTCTTTCAGCTTACCTACAGCCTCAGTCCTTTTAATTTCATTCAGTTCCTGCTTCTTGTATTCTTCCGTTATTTTTGTTTCCAGATCAAGGATCTCCTTGCTGTTTTTTATCAATGTTTCTTTGGCTGCCTGCGCTTTTGCTGAAGCCATAATAGCCGTAGCCAGTTCGTTATATTTGTCAGCAGCCTTTCCCACTAAGATCTCTTCATCCGAAAGATTCTTAAAGTATTGAGGATATTCTTTTTTCAGTTCCTTTACAGCTGAAATACGTTCATTCATACCTTTGGAACTGTCTACTGCAGCCTTATATAGTAAATTGAGCTGTACTGTTTCATTCTGTGCAGTCTGCTGAGACTCAAGCATGGCCTTTTTATAGTTTTCCAGAGCCTCTTTGTTGTTGTCAATAGCTTTTTCCCCGTTGATAAGCTCTTTTACCCAGCTTGCAATATCCTTTGCAAAAACAACACCTAGTGAAATAGCTGCCACAAGTGCTGTCTGAGTGCTGAATAAGGAGCTTGCCAATTGTTTCCATACCGGTACACCTTTCTGACCTGATGCAGCCAGAAGCTCGTTCTGTTTCCGCACATCAGATATTGCATCCGCCAGCATAGGCAAATTGTTTGATATTGCCAGAATAAACATCTGAGGCCCCATGGCCAAAGATGGCAGTTCCCTTGCTACCTGACTGAACTGCAGCTTCAGGTTGTTTGTCTTACGGGTTACGGCTTCGGTGTCAATGTCAATGGCCTGCGTTTTTGCGGTTTCCTCTTTCGTTTTCTGCAAGTCTTTCAGACCTGTCTTCAATCCGTTGATCTGCCCCGTCAAAGCCTGTACGTTGGCCGCTTCCTGCGTATAGCTTTTCCCGGCTTGATTGTTCGCTTCAAGCTGTTTGATTTGTTCGGCACGTACCTGCTTCAATGCTTCAATCAGTTGCAGAGTCTGATTTTCCACATCATCCACATTCTTACCAACGCTCTGTAGTCCGGCCTTGGTAAGATCTTTCATGAATATTTCCAGTTCAACAGGTACTGCCATGATTCCAATTTATAATGATTAATAATCAGTCCTTTACCGCATAATGGGTAAAGAACTCCATCGGGTTCATCCCCTTTGTCGTGTTCTTGTTTTCTGTTTGTTTGTGACTGTTTCTTTGTTTCTCCCGTTCCTCCATTTCACGGATCTGTTGCATCATATCCGGCTTCTGCGGAGGAACCCAGTGCGGCATGTCTGCCATCATCATTTGCAGGGTTACTACATTCACTTTGTCCAGAATGTAGTCAATGCTCCAGCCTGTTTCCGTGGCCAGCTGACCTACTACGCCGAAAAGGCTATGCGAAGGTTCCGTATGTCCCTTCTTTAACTCCTCGTTTCGTTTTCGCTCTCGTTCCGGCTCGCTAAGGGCTGCATCTTGTTCAGTGCTGCTGCCGATGCGATAATAATCCCGAAAGACGTGGTAGATGTACTGTTCAGTATTTGTCGCCAGGCGGAGGAAAGTTCGTCGGGCGTCATCAGTTCCCGAAGCATCCATGCCACCGGGCGGTTTAGTAACCTTCCCAGTACCGGGCCTCGAACAATTCCGTATGCCACCATCCGGCTGATATCCTTCCCATGCAGGAAGACAAACCGGATGCGCTGGTCCAGATTGTATGCATCATATTCTTCCGGAGTCACCCTGATTCGGAGATAACGCTTGCTGATACGGATCAGGCTGCGTGTGGTAGGTGTCTTCATCGTGATGCGGAACGGACGTTTCCGCAGTACCGTATGAAGCGGCAGGCTGATTCCCCCGTCACTGAGAGAGATGCCTGCCAGCAGTTCTATATCCTGTGCCTTCATACTTATCCTGCTGCGTCTGCGGTTGAGTCTGCGGTATCAGGTTTCACTCCGGGAGGATAAGTACGATAGCGCCTTTCCTTTCCGTCTGTAGGTTTCAGCATGTCCACACGGATTCCCATTGCCAGCACATTCTGCATATTGATTCCGTTCTGAAAGCCGTTACGGCTCAGACGGGCATTGAATATGCGGAAGCTGTGTCCGGAATGCATGGATATTGTCAGCACACCGTTTGCTACAAACTTAACCGGAGGAGTATAAGAATCATCCGCTTCTTTCTTTCCACCAAACACAGCCACCATGTCCTCCGCTTTCAATCGAATCAGGTTCATCGTGAATGCATCGCTTCCCGGATTGGTCATAATGCTGTCTACCGGTCCGTCTGTTACCTGTGCGGCCATCACATCCATAAAGGTAGGAGCATTCCCTGCCGGCTGCATCCCGTTTTCATCCAGCCAGCCCAACGTCTTTTCCTCGCCTTCCAGTGTCTTGAACTTTACGGCGGCCACACCATACATCAGTCCGTTGCTTGTATCTGCCATAATCTTGTCGTTTTTAATGTTTGCTTAAATAATATTTAATCAGTTGCCAGATAAGGAAAATCCCCAGCAGGGTCAGGGCTGTTCCTGTCAGCCATCCCTGCACTCCAGGGCGTGTTTCCTTCAATTCATTGCTCACAGTTTCATCGCGTATGCGGTGGTCGGTTTCCGTACGTGTTATGGTTACCTGTCTTCCTGTACTGTCGGCTGTCGCCGTGACGTTCACGCCACCTTCTCCGTCTGATTGTATGTCAATATTCAGACCGTCGTTCCGATAGTTCAGCCCGAATCCGGCAGGAAGTTTACTCAGATTCTGCCACTGCTCCGCACTCACCGAGCAGGTCGCCGTCCTCTTCGGGACCGGCTCGTAAGTTGTTTGCTCGGTTACGCTCGTTCGGAGGCTGTCCGAGCGGACGGTTTCCGAGCTGGCCTTTCTGCTGCTGGCGCAGGAAGATAATGACAGGACAACGGTCAGCATACTTGCAAGTATGTAATTTGCGTAAAGCCGTTTCATGATTGATATTCCGTTCGTTTTGTTTTCGTAATTGTTTGCTTATATCCAACACCGTGGCACTGAGGTCATCGTAAAGAGTCTTGTAAGTACCTTCGGTTTCTTTTACCGCACGGACTTGATACACCTTCCTGTCACGCCACCAGGCAATGGCAGTAGCCAGCCATCCGGCAGGAAGAAGCCAGTCCCATAGTGACTGTAACAGGGTCCAATCCATAAAGCTCTACTCTTTTTTAAACAATGCTCCGATAGCCTTAATCACATCATAGAATCCGCATCCGCTCAATCCGGCCGCCAGTCCGTAAATCAGAACCTGCCACCAGATATAGCCTGTAAGTAACGGAGTGAGTTGCAAAAGCCATGCAATAATACATACTACCATGCCCACACCGCATGAAATCAAAATTTTGGCCAGCTTGCTTGCGGAAATAGCCGGAACAACTTTCAGAATCTGTGTCACCAAGGTAGAAACCAGGGCTACGATTCCCGTAAAGCTTCCCAAATCGATAAGGAACGATGTTTCAGGTTCTGCAGCCGGAAGTACGGTCTGTGCAAATGAAGCCAGTGTTGTAATCAGACACAGGCAGAAAAATAAGATAATCCGTTTCATTTTGTTGTGCTTTATTGGCGTAGCATTTGGCGTACTACGCCATGGTTATAGTTTCAATATCTGTTTTCTGTTGTTTCCGTCGCGCTTGTAAGACACATGCACCCAGGAAAAATTCTTTTCGTCAATCAGCTGGTCGAAAGGCAGATTCTCACGGATGTACTCAAAGAGTTTCCGGTTCTCTTCCCTGCTTCCTGCCGTAATGTCGGCAGCCTCCCCTTTCAGATGCTGGCTGCTTGCCGCACCTCCTACCAGCCGGTTCAGTTGCGGACAACGGTACCCGGAGTTGACGGATATCGGTTTCCCGTACCATTCGCGGAGCGGGTCAAGCACGTTGTCGGCCAGGGCTTTCAGATTACCCGCCTCCTGAAGAGGCGGTGTATTCTTGATTCCATGAGCGTCGGCGGTGGTGCTGGCACAAAGTTCACCCATTGTAAAGTGTTTCATCCTTCAGTCCTCCTTATGCCTGCTCTTTGGTTGTCGTTTCCACTGTGCCCACTACCTGCACTTGCTGAGGAGATACCTGCGTAATCTTTACGTCTACCTCTTTGGCATCAAACCAGGACTTTCCGCTGTAGTAGATTTTCTTGGTAGCACCAGCAGCAACTTCAATCGAGTTGACCGTAAGTTTGTTGCTTGCATGAGTATTCGTAATTTCCAGCATGGCACCCATCAGAATGTCATCTCCTGAAATAGTATATGCCTTACTGTCTGAATCCGGTTCAATCGAAACCTTGCTTGCCTGAGCTGTCAGCGTAATGCTGGTTCCTGAAGCCGATACAATAGCAGCTTCACGCACATCCAGCAATACTACTTCTTCTCCGAAAGCCACGTTGGTATCTGCCATCATAAGCATCTTGAAGAAATACTTTTCACCGGCGTTGGTCACCTTGTCAATCTGGATCACGTTGAAATCGTCTACCAGGTTCACTGCACCCCAAGTGTTGGAGTCCTCATCCGGAGTAGCTACGGTACCGATAATCACGCCGTCCGGAATGGCGGCCAGCGGAACAATGTTCGTGCCTTTAAAGCGTACGGCGTTCGTATCCGTCCAGTTGGCACCCTTGGCATCACGTTGTGTCAGTTCGTCATCGTAACGGTCTGCATCGTCTACAGACATCATATAAACGAAATTCGGGTTGTTGCGAAGCACCTGAGGAGTAGCCTTGCGCACTTTCTGCAAACGGGTAATCATTGACTCAGCAGAAGAAGACTTCACGTGAATCACTTCACTGTCGGCCATAATCTGAGTCAGGATACCGTTGAACAGATGATCATCGTCTTCGTCATCGTCTTTATAAATACCGTTAACGAAGTGGTACCCCAGCTCGAAGTTAACCTGACGGGACATCGCATCCAGCAACTGGTTCTGCACTTCAGGAGGAAGCTGGTCGAACACCATGTTTCCTTTCGGCTGATATTTGCGCCAGATTTCATCAAAAGCTCTCGGGTTAAATTCCGTATAAGCCATAAAGTCATGCGGAACAAGAGCTTTCTCCGAATAATTGAAATCACCCTTAGAATCCTTCGATTCAGGCATTTCCTTGCGTTTCTGCAACATGGTTCCCGTCTTCACTCGGGGAATGGAGTATTTCTTGCGGATATTCGGAACAAGCTTGATCAGTCCTTTCTGTACAAGTTCATTTCCGGTAGCCGCCTTGGTGAGCAGTCTTTCAAGAACCTCACCGTCATAGGCTGTGTTTTGAATCTGAATTGCCATGTTTTGTTTTGATTAATTGTTATTTACTACTTCTTTCCGTAACGTCTTTCACGGATGTTTTCCTGTTCCTTTTCCCATGCACCTTTGTTTTCGGGGTCGTTCTTGTCCAGTCCGTCGGAAATCATCTTTTTCCGGGGCAAACCTTCCAGAATCTTCGATGCATTTTCAAAGTCCTTCTCCAGCAAGGTACGATATGTGTCCTTGTCTGCCGGACGGATGCGTTCCTCCTTTACCGCGTTTTCCAGCATCGTGTCGATTTCTTTCCTTCGTGCTTCCGCAGCCGCATCCTCAAAACCTTTCAGCTTCTGTCGCAGTGTGTCGTTTTCCGCCTTCAGGGTGTCATATTTCCCTGCTTTGTTTTCCAGTGTCCCGATTACGGCCAGTGCAGAGGCAGAATCTGCACAGTTGGCAAACAAGGGACGTTTCTTCAGTTCCTCAAACATTTGTTTATCGTTGTTTAATGGGTTATTATTCATTCTGTTCATAAAGAGTCTGTACACGTTGTCCGGACTTTCCACGTCCTGGCGTTCTGCTTCTTCCACGTCATAGATTCCGTCCACGAATCCCATATCCTTTGCCTCCTTGGCCGTAAGCCAGTGGTCTTTACCGTCGAAGTAAGTCTTCTTTATTTCTTCTCGGTCTGTTCCGGTTTTCGAAGAATAGATGTCTGCCAGTGTCTCCTCCAGCTGCTCAATGTGTTCCATTGTCTGCTTCAGTTCCTCCTTGTTACCCCAGCATCCTCCCTGCACATTGTGAATCATCAGACGTGCGTACTGGCTCATGTACACCGGCTTTCCGCACATGGCAATCACGCTTGCAATGCTGGCGGCCACCCCGTCCACGTAAATGGTAATATCTGCCTTGCTTTCACGAAGCGCGTTGAAGATTGCGATTCCGGCATATACGCTTCCCCCAATGCTGTTGATGCGCACATCAATCTTACCGTACAATGATTCATAGTCGCGAAGCTCACGGACGATGTCCGCATCGGTCACGCCGTCCCACTTGTCGCCTACTTCTCCATACAGAAGAATACACGCCACATCGGGCGAAGGTATCATATTGAAAAATCGTTTGTTCATTTTGCTTTTATTGCTGTTCTGATGCAAAGTTGGGAAGAAAAAGGAGTCGTGTCAAGACGGATATTTTATGATGATATTTTAAAACGTCATCATGAGGATTTAATACGTTATCATAAAAATAACGTATTGTGAATGATGTATTTATGGGCGAAATTTGCAAAACACAAAATAAGATATAAAAGACATGGCAGAATTGACAAACACGCAAAAAAAGGAATATGCACGCATGCTTTACCTGAAAGAGAACCTTACTCAGCAGGAAATAGCAGAAAAGACAGGCGTTTCACGCCAGACACTTTCCCGATGGATCAACTCGGAAAAATGGGAGGAGATGAAGATTGGCATGACGCTGACACGCGAACAGCAGATTTCCGCACTTCACCGGCAGGTGGCCGAAATAAACAAGGCCATACAGAGCCGTGAAGAAGGAAAGCGATATGCCACTCCGTCTGAAGCCGACACGCTGGGAAAACTCGCGGCCACCATCAAGAAGCTGGAAAGCGATGTGGGCATCAGTGACATTATCAGTGTGGGGATGCGGTTTTCCGACTGGCTCCGCCCGCAGGACCCGGATATGACAAAGACATTTATCCGATTGTTTGACCAGTTTATCAAGGATAACCTATGAAACAGCAGGACAGAGAAGCACTCCGTATCTGGGAAGATTACAAGCAGGATTCTCTCAGAAAGGGAGTCGTAATAGTAAACAAGAGCCGGGCCGAAATAGAACGGCACAAGGCATGGCTCGAAAAGCGTCCGCTGGAGTGGATACGTTTCTTCTTCCCGGAGTTCTGCAAGTTCGACTTTGCCCCGTTCCAGATTAAGGCCATCATGCGCTGCATCGAACACGATGAATGGTTTGAGGTACTTTCGTGGGCGCGTTCGCTGGCCAAGAGTACCTGCGTGATGTTCATTGTCATGTTCCTGGTGCTTACGGGAAGAAAACGGAATGTCATCATGGCATCGGCCACGAAAGACAGTGCCGTCCGTCTGCTTGACCCATACCGGAAGCAGTTTGAACGGAACGGACTGATCAAGGCTTATTACGGCACACAGCTGAACCTTGGAAACTGGAGTGAAGAGGAGTTCATTACGAAAGGAGGATGTGCGTTTCGTGCCGTAGGTGCAGGAAGTGCCCCGCGTGGTAGCCGTAACGAGGCCGACCGACCCGACGTGTTGCTGGTGGATGACTTCGATACGGACGAAGCATGCCGTAATCCTGACACGGTAAACAAGATGTGGGGATGGTGGGAAGAAGCATTGTACGGAACACGTGACACGGCCATACCCACACTGATAATCTTCTGCGGAAACATCATTGCACGTGACTGCTGCATCACCCGTGCCGGAAAGCAGGCCGACCACTGGGACGTGATTAACATACGCGACAAGGAAGGACATTCCACGTGGCCAGCCAAGAACAGTGAGGAACAGATTGACCAGGTGCTTGCCAAAATCAGCACAAAGGCACAGCAGAAGGAATATTTCAACAACCCGCTCACCGGAGGAAGCGTATTTACCAAGCTGGCTTTCGGTAAGGTTCCTCCTCTGCGTAAATTCAAATTCCTCATGGCGTATGGCGACCCTGCTCCGGGAGAAAGCAAGAAAAAAGGTGCCAGCTTCAAGGCCGTATGGCTGCTTGGCAAAATTCAGGGCGTGCTTTATGTCATTAAAGGTTTTCTGGACCATACCACAAACGAAGAATTCATCAACTGGTTCTTCCTGTTGAATGAATATGTAGGCGGAAAGACCAACCTTTACTGCATGGTAGAGAACAACAAGCTTCAGGACCCGTTTTTCCAGCAGGTACTGAAACGCCACCTGGCACGAATCCGCAGAAAGAGGAACGAACAGCTTTCCATCAAGCCGGATGAAGACAAGAAGACCGACAAGGCTACCCGTATAGAAGCCGACCTGGAACCACTGGATCGTGAAGGAATGCTGATATTCAATGAGGCAGAAAAAGACAATCCTCACATGAAGGAACTGATCAACCAGTTTGACCTCTTTGAAATGACGCTTCCTTATCCTGCCGACGGCCCGGACTGCATACAGGGAGGAAACCGGGCCATCGACCGCAAGAATGCATCCTTACAAAAAACAATAACCGTAAGCCGGACGACCATCCGGCAAAAAAACAAATACAGAACATGAGCCAGTTTATCAACCCGGAAGATTACGACGCATCCATACACCGTGAAATACTCGATGCGCTCATACGTGAAGACGAATCACTTCTTGAAGTATGCGAAGACCAGGCCATAGCCGAAATGCGCGGATACCTGTCTTCACGGTTTGACTGCGACAAGATTTTTGCAGCCACCGGTTCCGAACGCCACCCGCTTGTACTGATGTACGCCAAAGACATCACGCTGTATCACGTATTCTGCATACACAATCCGCAGAAGATTTCCAAAATACGGATAGACCGTTACGAGCGAAGCCTGGAATGGCTGAAAGGCGTGTCAAAATTTGAGATAAGTGTGGAAGGACTACCGGCACTCGACGAAGATTCCACTAAGTTAAATTCCGCATTCCAGATGCGAAGTTATCCACGAAGAAACACCCGATACTGATATGAGCAAGAAGAAAAAAATAACCATAGGCGGAAACATCAATCCGCAGGGAAGTCCGGCACGAACGGTCATCATTACCCAGCCGCAACGTTTTTTCCTCGACATGCAGAAATACATGAGCGGCATACGCGGGGCCGAAAACGTAGACTTCACCAACCGCGTACGCCTGTACGACATGTACGAAGACATCCTGATTGACGGGCACCTGAGCAGTGTGCGCGACAAGCGAATCGCTTCGGCACGAAACATTCAGATAGAGTTCCGACGTGGCGGGAAACCTGACGAGGAAATCAACGTGATGCTGCGTTCACCCTGGTTTTTCCATTTCATCGAAGACCTGATAGACTCCGTATTCTGGGGCTTCTCTCTTTTCCAGTTCTACCGCGACAAAAGCGGATGGATTAATTACGAACTGATACCCAGAAAGAACGTCGACCCCGTTCGAGGTCTTATCCTTCACCGTCAAAGCGATATTGCCGGAACTCCCTGGACTGACTTCCGCGATGTGCTTTTTGTGGGGAAGCCGCGTGCATTGGGAAAACTGGCCAACGCTGCACCCTACGTCATCTTCAAGCGTAACGACATGGCCGACTGGGCACAGTTCTGTGAAATATTCGGAATGCCCATACGCGAATATACCTACGATGCGGAAGATGAAGAGGCACGCCTGCAAATTCTTGACGACATGAACGAGCAGGGAGCAGCCGCATGCTTCATCCACCCGAAAGGCAGTGAGCTGAAGCTGCTGGAAAGTGCCGGTAAAAGCGGTTCATCCGACCTGTATGACAAACTGTATGAGCGGTGCAACAATGAGATAAGCAAAATATTTCTGGGCAATACGCTTACCACCGAAGCCTCCGAACGTGGAACCCAGTCGCTGGGAACCGTGCAGGAGAAAGGAGAAAAGAAAATCAATGAATCCGACCGCCAGCTTATCCTGAACGTGCTGAACTACGACATGACGGACATCTTCGAAAGCATGGGATACAACACACGCGGAGGAGAATTCGTGTACGTAGAACCGAAAGAAACAAACATCACGGTCATTGCCGACGTGATAACCAAGATGAGAAACGCAGGAACACCCGTATCCGACGACACGTTCTACGAACTTACCGGAATACCCAAGCCTGAGAATTACGACTTGCTGAAAGCCGAACAGCAGGACAGACGGAATGCCGTAGTACCTGATAAGAAAGACACGCCTGACAGCAAAACTGCACAAAGAAAAGAAGAGAAATGGAAGGATTTAAACGATTCTCAAACGGAAAGTAAAAACTATTTAACCAGATTCTACAACCACATCCGCCGTTTTTTCGTCCGCGCCCCGAAAAGCGGGGCTTTAAGATGGTAATGAATGAGCTGTACGGACAGACCTGTTCCTGCTGTCATCATGCTAATCCCAGGAATGAAGCATCCGTTTCCGCCTCATTCACTCCGGAACTGATGGCACGTCTGCTGGCCGACATCTTTGCCCGCAAGTTCAACGTGGAGGACGAAATCTATCCGGAACTCTACGAAGCCGCACGCGACACCTTTGAACGTGCGCTTGAGGAAGGATACCCCATAGAGGATGTAGATGATGCCGACACCCTTTTCCGTCAGGCACTGAAAGACGATGCCGACGTGTTTGCCGCCTTCCGCACACACCGCATGCAGAACGACATCGCTTCGCAGCTGCTTGATGAAAACGGAAAGCTGAAGGAGTTCCGGCGCTTCCAGGAAGATGCTGAGTCTGTCATCGGCACCTACAACAACCACTGGCTACGTACAGAATACGACACAGCCGTACTCCGTGCCCGCTATGCCGCCGACTGGAAACGTTTCTCACGTAATGCCGACATCCTGCCCAACCTGAAATGGATGCCCACTACGAGTGCTGATCCTGACGTATTCCACATGGAATACTGGCGAATCGGGCTGACGCTTCCAAAGACACACCCCTTCTGGAAAAACCACCATCCGCACGACCGGTGGGGATGCAAGTGTGATCTGGAGGAGACGGACGACCCCGTCACGGGAATCATCCCTGAGGTGGACTACAAGCCTTCGCCCGGACTGGAGAACAACCCGGGACTGGAGCCGGAACTGTTCAGCCATACCCATCCGTATTACGAGAAGGCGTATCCGGGGGCGGAGAAAGCGGTAGAAAAGATGATACACTATACGGTTATTCCCACCAGATCTGGAAAACTTCGGATACATGACGGACACGGAAAGCATGAGCGCGACGAGAACATCCGCATCGGAACCTACCTTGCCGAAAAGCATGATTACGAAATAGATTTGCTGGACAATCCGCAGAACCGGAAAAGTGCCGACAGCTATAACCGCACGCTGGAGGTGGAGCAGGAATACAAGATGAATGTCACCCCTACAAAAAGTTCTATTGACAACCTGCTGAGAGATGCGAAGAAGCAGGCTGATGATATTGTGCTGTGGATTGATTCAGACATATCGCTGGAAAACCTGGCCGCAGCCATACGTTCCCGTGTGAAACGTTCGCAAAACATATCCCACATCACTATAGTAAGAGATGGAAAGGATATACGTCTCAGCCGTGAGGAGATTTTGGGCAACGGATTTAAAATACGACCGGCAGACCTGAAATGAATCAGACCTGCCGGAAGGGGGTCCAAACCCGAGGGCGAACCGTCTGGGAATGAACCAATGCAAATATAGCTATTTTAAATTTATTGTCAAACGAATATAAGACTAATTGTAATGAATACTTCCGATTTTAAAAAGATACTGAAACTGCTGGAGCAAGACTTGCAGAAAACCATCAGCGACACGCTTCCACGGAAGGCGGGAGTGCTGGCCGTAAACCATACACGCCAGAACTTCCGTGACGGAGGTTTCCGCAACGGAGGACTCCAGCCATGGAAGCCGACCCGACGCCAGCAGTCGGGAAGCAAGAAAGCTTCCGACCGTTACGGCCCTCTGCTTAGCGGACGAAAGAGACTTATGGGAGCCAATGACTTTCGAACGGAAAAAGGGAAAGTGACCATATTTAACCCCGTAGAATACGCCGCAATACACAATGAAGGAGGAACCGTCAGCACCCATCCGCGCATCACGCCCAAGCTCCGGAAAATGGCATGGGCACGTTATTTCAAGGCGGCAGGCATACGGCGTGGAACTTCCTCGAAAACCCGAAAGAAGAAAGACGCTTCGGCACCTCCTGAAGCCCGTATGTGGAAAGCCATTGCCCTGAGCAAGAAGTCAAGACTCAACGTAACCGCACAAATACCACAGCGAAAGTTCCTCGGACAAAGCAAGGAACTGACCGAGAAACTACAGAAAGAAGCCGAAAAGGAACTGCGCAAAGTAATGGAAACAAAACTCGGAAGTCTGAAGTGATTTTAATTATTAACTATTAATTATTCATTGAATTACATGGAAACTTTATTCAACCAGATACAGCAGCTTGTGGCAGACAAGATTGAATGGCTCGACAGAAACGTAGACGAAGACTACGGACAGCTTGATATGCTTTACCGCGACGACGAAGACTCCGACACCTATCCGCTCACCTTCCCTCTTGTGCTGATAGACATACCTGAAACCTCATGGACTACCATGGGAGGAGCTTTCAGTAAAGTACAGTCGGGCACGGTAACCGTCAACGTGAAACTGGCAATGGACTGTTACGACGATACGCATTTCACCAGCGGAACAGCCGACAAGGCTCAGGAACGTGCGGACAAGGTGCACGAGCTTCATTCACTGCTACAGGGATGGATACCCATGCATTCATCTTCACCGCTTGACCGCAAGATCAGCCGTAGCCAGACGATGACAAAGGGAATAAAAGTGTATGAATTGAACTATGAGTGCCGCATGATAGACGACGCTACTCAGGTATGACAGACACACGCTTGCCGTATTTCACACCGGCCTGCCGTCCGCGCTTTCTCTTGGAAGGCATGGGCGGTTTCTCTTCCATGTTTTTACCCGAACGGTATTCGCGATCCAGTTCCTGGAGAAATTCGTAATTCTGGTTCACGATAGTACGGATGCGTTCCTCGCTAATAAAAAATTCTCTGGTAGACAACTGATGAAAGGTATCGTCAAAGCGCAGACGTTTTATCTCCGTCCAGTAGTAATATCTGCGGAGCAATTCTTCATTTCGCATCGCTATTAATTCTGAGTCCCTTCCTTTAGGCATGTCAATATCCATTTATATATTCGCAAAGATACAAAAAACCGCACAAAAATCAACACTTTATGCCTTGAATCACCTCTTCCGGCACTTTGGACGACAGGACTGCCGCTGCCTGCCGTAATTTTACAGCGTCATGACAGAAACAACTGATTTATCAACCCTCAAAAACATTACTGACTATGGCTATCAATTACAGCATTGCACAGATGAAAAACCCCAATGACAAGGGGGCACCGGCAAAGTATTATGCGAAGGCACAGGCATCCGGAAGCGTTGACATCAACGAACTGGCCGAAGAAATCTCGTATTCCACTACCCTCACCGACGGAGACGTGCTGAACGTGATCCGTGCCCTGGTGAAACAGATCAACAAGCATATTTCCAAGGGTGAAATTGTGAAACTGGAGAATCTGGGCAGCTTCCAGGCGCAAATCTCCAGCGATGGCGCAGAAGCTGAAGAAGAATTCAGCACCGCCAACATCCGGAAGGTATCGCTTCAGTTCCGTCCCGGTATCGGTCTTCGCGGTCAGCTCAGCCTTGACAACCTGACGTTTCACAAAGTGAAGCCGCTGAATGCTCCGGCTGCGGAAGAGGAAGAAGGCGGTCTGGGAGCCTGATCACCGACTACCCGGCAGTGACTGCGACATTACTGCCAGGTAGTGATCCAACTACCCTGCGGTAATTAATAATTTACTACGGGGTAGTTTTTTCATTTGAATTTAGTAACTTTATAGTCGATTCATTAACTCTTAAAAACAACACAAGCGACCCATGAATGCCATTTACCTGACCGATCTGGCCCTGCTCTATTTTCCTCACAGCACCCCGCGAAGTGCCGTTTCCCAACTTCGCCGCTGGGTGAATCTCAACTCTGAACTTCAGCAGCGTCTAACCGAACTGCACTACCAGAAAGGACAGCGCGCACTGACTCCCCTGCAACATGCCGCCATCGTAGAGTTCCTGGGTGAACCGGGAGAATGATACCATACACAGACAGCAATCCCCGGCATCGGTTTCGGTGCCGGGGATTTTTCTGTCAGTCTTCAATGTAGAAGTCCAGTTCAAGCAGTTCTTTCATGAACCGGTCCCGTTCTGCTTTCGACTTAAAATCGCTTCGTAGTGTTACCCATGAATCAGGATGATCCAGATTCTTACACTTGATAATCGGTTTCCCGTTTCTTTCTTCGGCTCTGATCACCACAAAACCAGAATCACATACTTTCTTTTGGTCTTTTGCGTTCATGATCAATCTTCTTTTAAATAAACAAATTCTCCTGCCAATAACAGCACTGGCTCACCAACACCCATTACCCATTCACCACGCTTATTATTTTGCCCTATTGGCGGTGGAACTATGTCATATTTACTACCTGGAGTAATATTCGCAAACTGATCGCCAAAAGCCTTACAGTCTGTAACCATAATGCGCTTGAATGTGTTTGCCTGTTTTGGACAACACTTCTGCATCTTCTTAATATCAGATTCTCTGATAGAAATTGTACCTAATCTGTAAGATTTACCTGTGATGCCGCATTTCCTACATTTATACAAATCGTACATTTTCTTGACTCCTTGAGTTGTCAGATTCTGTTTTTCCCAATCATGACCGCCGGTATTAATATCGAATGTTTGCATATATCAATCCTCCTTACTTTTTCGAAGTTCCTTAATAAGAATATCAGCTTGTTCTACACTAACTTTTGCTGCATCCTCTAGAGTTATTTCATTACTCATAAGTACAGCGACACACTCCTTTGCAATCTCATATCTGCGTTGCTCCCAATTAATGTATGGCTCATAGTCAATTATCTCTAATATATTATCGTTAATTATATGCTGTGTACCTGCGTAATCATTTCCACCAATATACATCTGCTCGTTATCTGGCAATATACAGCCATAGTAGTATCCATCGCAACCACACCAACCATTAGTTATTTCTACTTCTGCACCTGCTATAAGTGTGTGATTTAAATCTATTTTATAATTATCTTTAAGTCTTGCTTTCATAGTCATTCCTCCACTTTTACAAATATTACATCGGTCATATCTTCCCTAAATAATCTGTGACAATTTCCTAGCCTTTCATTAATATCTTTTCTTAAACAAGATATATTTGATCCGTTATTTTGAAAAAAGCAACCTACACATTGTCTTTTTGTGGCTTTTACACATTTCAGATGAAATGTTCCACAATGAAATGTTTCTCCAATTTTATGTTCTTTTTTTTGCATAATTACTTAACTCTAGATTTACATTCTAATATAATTTCACGTATAATTCCGTTTGTTGGTGATGTGATAGTATCTCTCATTGTTTTAGATATATCATTTCTCCAATACCCTGAATTAATTACAGAGCATATTCTTTTATATGCTTCATCAAACAGAGATTTATTGTGCTTATATCGTTTATCAGTTCTATCTTTGATTAAATTTTTCACTTCTGATAAATTTGTTGGTATTCTTAACGTTATCATAGTCACTACTCCATATTAGGTAATAAATCCTCCACGTATGCCCATTTCTTCAAGCGGAAATCTTCCACTGTCTCCGTCCAATCAAAATTAAAAGGTCCGCAAATAATCGGAGAATATTTACTTCTCAAAGCGACAATCATTGCTCCGTTTTTCGGTTTTTCGCTAGTATTATGCCAAACTGAATTAACTCTCCATTTAGCACCGGCTTCAAAAGCTTTTTGAATGTCATATTGTTCCTTAACTGAAGAATACGTTAAACTATCTTCGTATTCTTCTGCTGCTTTCTCAATATCTTCTTTTTTCATAATTCATCAAATTGTTTTAAAAGTGCATCTATTTTACTATCCAAAGCATTCATATAGTTTTCAAAGAAATCATTACCTCCGTATAATTCTTTTTTTAATGATACATCATTGTGCATGCTATTATATGTAAAAATAAGTCCGCCACCATATCGTATCATTGAATTTTCAAGTGCTATCTTATGTGATTTAAGCTCTTCTATTTCTTTGTTGAGTTCTATTGCTTTTTCAAATTTATCTTTCTCCATAATTACTTCACTTATAAATCAATAATTTCAACACCCAGTTCTCGGTTTAATTCCCGCATCATGTCAGCGGTATCATTGTACTCGACATCGAAGCAGATACCCAGTAATTCCGGGTTCTGCTGTGATCGTTGTACCTTCAGATCGCAGGGGCGGTTCCACTTCACCCAGATGAACATAAACTGGCTGATCATGCTGTAATGAATCTTAGCCGCCACTCTGCGAGGTCTGAACAGATTAAGGTTCTGGTTCTGCATAGGGTTCTATGTTTTTTACGACCTGTCCACTCAACCAGATCCGTCCGCTGCCCTGGCATTGCGGACATACTTTCTGCTGGGGATATTCCCGGCGCACATCTTTCTCTGCATATACGGTTACTGAGCCGGTTCCTCCGCACTGGCGGCAGAGGCATACGCGGCGATGGATATAAGTCTTTTCTGTTTTCATCTCTTATCTGCGTTTTTAAATTCAGGTTCTACATCGGGTTCTGCTTCGTATGGGTACACATCCATGATGGCGGTTTCCGATACGGAAGCTATCACATAGTCTGCCAAAGTTCCTTTCATGCCTTCGTCCAGCTTTTTGATGGCATCACGCAGATCGGATGCCTGTACCAGTGCATTGAAAGGAGTACGTTTTTCTGCTCCGCTCTTCTCATCGAGAGTGACAAACCAAAGTTTGCACTTAAACCAGCGGTCGGCTGCTCCTTCTTCGGACGGGAACAGTTCATTGTAATTCGCTTTTGCAACTCCAGACACCTCGAACTCACCACTGATAAAAGGTGTCATTTCTTCGATAATGCGAGACTCTGCTTCGGTAAAGCTGAGCGCGTCCACCAGATAAAGTTCAGTTACTTTCTTATTCATTCCGTTTTCCAATGTTTTTTCAAAACGGTTTTACATGTAAACCAATTGTGCATCATAATTACTTGTTTTTAATTTCTTTAAAAATTACGTTTTGCTGATCACTTCTTGAATCGTCAGTACAGGACTGTTCCAAGTGGTAACAACAAATATTATTCTCATAGAAATAGCAACCTTCACATGCTATATGCTCACTTTCTACCGGTGAGGCTTTCAATAAATGCCCATCATATTCAAATGTTTCACCTATCGCTAATTCCATACTGACAAAATTTTATCGGTTAATACACTCCATTTGTTCCTCACCATCCTCCCGTCCATCCAGAATATCCATCCGAGTATATCAAGCAATGCTGCAAAAACCTGAAGCATATAGCCTATAATTATCAATGGACATACAATAAAGACAGACAGGAATAACATTATTATTTTCTTGCGCTTATTCATTATTCTATGTAGTAACATGTTACAATAAAATTCTTCCTGATCACAAACAAGGTAAACTGATCGTAATCCAACCCAAGTAAGACACGTATTGAAGCTCTTCGTATGTGCCCGCTATACTTGATGCTGTTAATGTATCCATCCATGATCATTTTCAGGCGTTGGTATTCTTCGCGGGTTGCTTCCAGTTCTTTGTCTTGAGTAACACGACTAATATATTCGTGTAATTGTTTCATCCAGCGCGGCCACTTGTCGCGCCGGATGTTGGTTCTAAAGGTTAATTCAGCCATATCAATCAGGTTTATATCTATTCACAAGCCACCATTTTACTTTTTCTACCCTTTCAACCAGTAATTCAAATGGAAGCTTTAAAAAGTAAGCAAACATTGCCACAATTAACAATGGAATAATCAGTATGCAGTATACAGTCCATATTGCATACCATTTGCATTTAGACTTTCTTTTCATTTTTCCATCCATTAAGTTCATAAACCTTATCCCGTGCTTCCTCTTTGGATCGGCACTCCGCGACGGGAGTGCCTGTGCATGTGGACTGAGTGTATTCATTCCGATATACGATCCATAGATTTCCACGGCGGGAATAACTGTACTTAGGCCGTCTGGACTGCATCGCTTTCCTTTTTGGGTTCTACGTAGAAAGATTCATCCTGCACCACCTCTACGCCGATATTGGCAAACTGTTCTGCAACTTCCGGTACGTCACGGTCGGCAAGCAGCTTGTCTTTTGCCAGTTCCTCCGTGGTGCGGATATAATCAGGAAGAAACTCTTTGCAAAGGTTGGTTACAGCTGCCCAGGTGAAGCCTTTCCGATTCTTCAGTTTCGGGTTACCTGTGCGGAATCCGATGATACCGTGTGCCGATTCCAGACTTTTCTTTTTGCTGAAAAGCGTGTCCTTATTCTCAGTTGCGTAGGTCTGCATGACCTCAAAGGTGCGGTCTTTCGTTTCGTTCAGTTCTGCCAGCTGGTCGGCGTACTTCTCACGGATCTTCGTCATTTCCTGGTCCATCTTTGCTGTGAGTGACTGGGCCTTTGCGTCGGCCATAGCGAATTCTGCAAATGCCTGTTCGTACTGTTCGCGGCTTACTCCGCTGATTACTGTTTTCTTGGTTCTTTTTGCCATAATTAATCGGTTTTTAAATGTTGGTTAAATAGCTTTCATTCAATTTCTTTGTATGTTCTTCTGCTTCCGTATCAGGCCTGTGAGGTTCCTGACGGCCTTGTACATGAATGTACGCGGATTGGCGATAATACGGTCTCTCTTGTCAAGGGTACGGAGTAACGTGTCTACTGCCTCACTGAATATGTCTTTACGGACTTCAGGGTCGTACAGTCGCAGGCTCTTTACCATATATACCGTCAGTTCGCCCTCCATTCGGCAAAGCAGGGCGGTAAGACTTTCCCCGTTGCCGGTGCGGTAATACTCCATCACCATGTCCATGAACCTCATGCATTCCGCAAAACGTTCCTTCAGCTCCTCCATGGTAACGGGCACGTCCCTGTACGAGGGCATGGTCTGTATCGAGCGGATGCGCTCTCTTAATGTCTCCACCTTGAATGCTCCATCCTGAATGGAGATGAAAAGTCCCTTGCGCTCCAGCTTGCGCGGGTCTATCTGCCTCACGGCACAGAAGTAGAACCGTACCCATGTCAAGGTATGCCGGACTTTATCTTCATCGAACACTGATACCGCCCCGTCACGCCCCCGTAGCTTCAGCAGGATATCCCTGTTTCTTTTCAGACTGCGTATCTCCCGGTTTCCGTTCACCTTATAGCCGGGAAAACCCGGAACAGTGATCCATTCTTTTCTTTCCATATTTCAATTCTCAATTGTCAATTAGTTCGTCCTCCATTGCTGCCATGTCATATTCCATCTTCAGAGCTTCGTCGGCCTGCTGTCCGCAGAAGTTTTCCAGTTCACGGAGTATCGTTACACGGTCGTCGAAATCAAACTGCTGCATGCGGTTCATAATGTCATTCTGAATTTGTTCGATTGTATGTTCCATAGCTATTCCTTGTTTGATTTACTATCCTTGTAGTCTCTCACGACAGAACTTCCGAGCAACTCACGCCTGCTGTAGTATACGTTATATCCTTTTTGATAGCGGGTAATGAGTCCTTTATTAGCCCATTGCTTGATGGTGGTCTTTGCACATCCAATCAGGCGGCACGCATCGGCCTGACCTATCAGTTCATCAGGGGCTTCCGAAATGTCTTTACGCGGTGCAGGAGCTACATCGCCCACTCTCAGACCTAACCTGCGTTCCACCCTATCCAGGCGAAGAAGCAGCTTTTTGTACTCCGAAAGACTCAGTGTAATGGTTTCTTCCAACTCCTGCTCTTCTTCCGGTCCGTCTTCCAGATCCGGACAGATGGAACTGATACCAATCTTTCCTGCAAGGAACTGGGCTGCATCGCGTGCGGCATAGAAAAGAGTTTCGTTGCGTTCGTCTTCCGGAACGTCGCGCACATACCGATTGAATACCCATGATTCACTGCGCTTCGTCTCCAGCACTTCCAACTGTATTCGGCTCACATTATCGTTGCAAGCTTTCAAGTGCTCGATGGCACGGTTTATTTCTGACTGCTTTCTCATATTGAATTAAACTTTTAACTGTTAACTTTTAATTATTCACTCTTTGCGTGCCATTGCCTCAAATTGTCTTTTTACTTCCTTCAGCTCTTCCAGGGACATCTCAGTAATATTCTTTCGGAACTTGCTGCGTGTACGGCAGAACTGGTTAATCTTCGCTTTGTTCATCTCAAAATCGGCTTCCGTGTCGTTCGTATAGTTCTTGTTAAGGCAGGATATACGGAACGACAGAGAAAATATCTGTTTCACCAGGGCACGTGCCTGTTTGCGTAGTCGGTCGACTTCCTCACGGTTGAATCGGGTGAGTAACAACCCTGCTTCTTCCTTCGTCAGTCCGGCAGTGCTGTCGGTGCGACCAGAAGTAAACTGGCTGATAAAACCATGGCGATCATCATCATCAAATCCCATTTTCCGGAACTGAGCGTGCAGCGCCTTCACCTGCTGCGGTGTGATTGGACGGTCTTTCATCATTGTTCTCATGTATTCTGATTATGAATTGTAAATTGAAAAGATTATTCTTCTCCGTAATATTGCCGGGCTTTCTCCGGCACGATATCGTAATGTCCTACGGGACCGATAAAGCGTCCTTTTGAAAAGGCCCTGAAGCCTTCCACGTAGATCTTCAGCGAGGCATCGTACATCACTCCTTTGGCGGCACGTCCGTTGGGTAACTGGCCTTCGGCGTGGCTGATGAAGATGAGCAGCTTCCGCTTATGTTGTTCCTTAAAGTCAATGTACTGACGGTACGTCATTCGTGTGTACTGGAAGGAATCGATAACCACGATGTCCGGGCTTTTCTGCCGGCGGAGTCGTATGCTGAGTTCATCCATATTCTCGTTGTCGATCAGCAGGAACTTCTTGTTTACTTCCATCATCCCGGTTCGGCGGATGGCATCCTGCATGGTGCGGCAGGCACCTTCCTCCATGCTGTCGTATGCCACACGGCCAAAACGGCACAAATACTTGCAGAGCTGGAGGGCAAAACTGGTCTTTCCGCTACCGGAGTTTCCCCAGATGATCCAGACTCCACGGCGTTCCGGAGTGCCGAATGCATCGTACCAGGGACCATCGAAATCCATCACGTCAAACTTCATGGAAAGAAGCTCACGAACCCCTTTCGCGTTGCGGTCGAAGGTGAATTTCTTTTTCTGTGGGGGCGGTGTGGTATCCTCTTTATTCATTACCGCCTCCTTTCCTTCTTGCTTCGATAATACGTTTCTGACGGTGGATGCATCGTTTCACGCGGCGAAGGTCGTTGTCGCTTCGCCTGGCATCTTTCAGCACCTCTTCGATATCGGCGCGGTCGGTCAGGTTATTAGCCTGACAGATGGCGTAGATGTCATTCTGTTCTGTGGGAGATACATCGAAGAAACGGCGTCCGATGCGGCTGTTTATTTCCTTGTAACCCTTCTTGTTGTAGCGAAGACCGGCTTCCATACGGCGCTTGATGTAATCCGTACTGAGAAACACGATACCTGAGTGTCCTTCCAGACGGTTGTAAATGCTGATGAAATAGTTGAACACGCTGTCAGTAAGCTTGTCACCTTCATCAAACACCAGCAGCGGATTCCCCAGGAAAGAAATCATGCTGATGGCATTCTCCAGCATATCGCGGAGGTTGGTCGTGTCGGTAGGTGCGCCTACCTGTTTGGCTATTTCACGAACGAAGTCTGAGCGTCGCATATCTTCCGAACAAAGGATGTAGAACACGTTACGGTGCGTGCGGCGGTATTCAATGGCTGCCGTGGTCTTGCCGCATCCGGCATCGCCTACTACCCATGTCACGTTCTTGTATGCCTGTGCGTCACTCAGTGCAAAAGTGATTTCCTTGAAAGTCTTTCCTTCGTGAAGGTTCCATGAGTCGAAGGCAAAGCCTATCTGCGAAGCGATACGGATAAACATTTCATCACTGATCAGTTCATACTTTCCGTTGCAAAGCTGGCTCACGGTGGCCGAACTTACGCCCTGCAAACTTTCTGCGGCACGGTTCAACGTAGGGTAATTGGAACGGTAGGCAATCAGTGCGCTGCGTACCTGTTCTTTCATTTCTGTTGTTAATCCTTTCATTGTTTTAATAGGTATTTAAGTATTGTTTAATCAAATCGTTAGAATTTTCCCAAGCTGTCCAGTTCATCAAACGTCAGGTTCGATACTTTCTTTGTCCAGTCTCCTGATGATGCGAAGGCCAGCGGTTCATCTGCCAGTACAGGCTCTTCCGGAATATCCGTTTCGGGCATCGGTACCGGAGCTTCCAGTGTGCCACGCTTCATTTCTTCGCGGTATCCGTCAAGCTGCTTTTCGCTCACGGCCACCGGACGCGGTATCCGAAGTTGGGTGTATGCTTCGCCCATGGCTTCCTCCATGAAAAGGTCTTCCTGGGCGATGTGCATGGCTGCACGAGTGCGACGGTTGGCATCCAGTTGGGCAAACAGATAAGCGTTTTCCTCTTCGGTGCGTTCCTGAGTGGCACGATGGATCGTGACTTTCGGTGTAGCGATGGCCGCATACTTGGCTCCCGTGTCAGTCACCGCCCATAGCTCGATGCGGGTCATGTCTTCCGGATCGTAGCGGTAGAGGAACTGACGGCCTACGTTCTGCAGGTGGAAGTTCATATCTATCAGCCCGTCGTCGCCATACACCATGTAGCTGTATTCCTGCTTGTTCATGCGGAAATTGAAACCTTCCTTGGTGTATTGCACCGGAGCCTGAGAGAACAGCATGAAGATTTCGTGTGCTTCGTAATCATCCAGCGGTTGAGCTTTCGGATTCTCGATGGCGGTGTACATTTCCAGTCGGGTCATGCCGGTAAGGCTGGTAGGATGCTGCATCAAGTTCCATTCTTCGCGGCACTCGGCATACTGCTGTTTCAGTTCCTCCAGCGTGGGAAGGAGGTCGATGTTTGCCATTACCAGGTCGATATTCGCGCGGCTGGATAACTTCTTGGCCGTAATGTTCTGACCTGTGAAGTTGTAAAGCTTGTGAAGAACCTGCTGCTGGAACCGTCCGAAAGCGGACTCGATGGATTTGGACTGGCCGTTATGCGGCATCGTGGTTTTGTGAAGATGACAGAGTTTCTTGAAGAATCCCTGCGAAGCCAGCTTCTTGTGTCCTCCCTGGTTATCGGTCACTATCTCGTAAGGCTTTACCTTCCATGTCTGGAGTGCCATCCGGTATGCCATGTACTGGTTGTAGAAGTTTTCGCCGTCACCGATAAAGTAGCCGAGAAACAGTTCCGTGCAGGCATCCATCACCTCGTACACATCCGTGGTTCGTGCCACCCATCGCTTCTGTCTGTCATCGTACGCACGGTAGTAAAGGTTTATCTTCGTACCGTCTGAATACCACAGCGAGTTAGGCATGGACGGCATTACCGTATCGAAGGTTGGCATATACTTGTTTTTGAACTCCCTTTCGCCATTTACTGCGGCATACCACCACACCATTACTGCCGGATCATTCAGATACGTGTGCATCGTTGTAGGACTCTTGATGGTCTTCAAGCCGCGAAGCGTTGCCTGACGGTTGTACTCCTCAAAGAGCTGCATATCGGTGTAAACCGGGAACTTGCTCCGGCGGAGCTTCAGCAGAAGAGCTCCTTCGGCCTTTCCGATGCGGCGTGCCGCATTGTTACCCAGATTGCCGCTAACCAGAACCACATATCCCTCGCGTTTGTAAGCATTGAACTTTTCGCGCAGGCGTGCCGGATTCTTCGGCAGTGTGTGACCTGTGATTTCGCGGAGACGCTCACAACAAATCTGCACGCTGCTCCATGTTTCCGCACGCCGGGAGAAACCGCCTTTGGCGTGTTCCACACTGCGTGCCTTTTCCGTCCGCAGCATTTCGTTCATCACCTGAGCGTTCAAAATGTATTCCAGCTGACGGGCCGGATCAATACGTGGCTCAAACTCCTTGTAGAAGCGTACAGCTTCGGCATCGAACCGGATCTGTGTGTTAATGTACTTTTCCTGCTCACGCTGTTTCATTTCCTCGTATGCGTTTTTGAATGTGTCATCGTATGCTGCACGGAGCCGTTCCGGCATGGAGCGGTAGGCAATCAGGGCCTCGCGTCCGTTACCTCCCCTTTGGAGGAGGGTAAGCTTGCCTTCACGAATGTATTTCTTATAGGTGGGCTGGCTGATAAGTCCGCTCCCCACAAGCTCCGTAAAGCTGACGCATAATGTGTTTCCGTACATTTCCATGATTAATTCGTTAAGATTGTAGTCCGGCTCCGGGACTTGAACCCGGACGGCAGCCGCTTCACTCCTTCTTTTTACCATATTCCCAATTCCTATTGAAAACAGCCCAATATGTCAAATTACAGTCGTTATCCTGAATGTGTGAAGTTCTGCAAGCCGTGTGTTGTTTATTCCTTTTTCTGTGCTTCCCGCTTCTTTATTTCTTCATCCATCCATTCCTGGTATTCTTTATCCTCCTTGTCCATCCGTATTGCAGCAGGTATGAGTGCCAGGCAGAGGCAGGTTGTTATGATCAGGTTCATTGTGCCGTCTGTCAGCCGGTTCAGTATGGCTGCTGCCAGTATCAGCAGCAGATAGCGTGTGGTTGTATTGATTCGTTTCATGATTCTATGATTTTGAGTTTGGTGCCATCCCTATTCTCGCGAACCGGAATAGCAATGAGCAATCATTTATGCAGTTGGTTGATGTCTTTCTCTTTTCTTAATTTCCTCAAACAGTTGTGCCTGCATCTTTATCAGCATGCAAAACTCTTCATCTTGAATAGCTTCGCGAAATCCTCTGTCGCCTTTTACCAGGTCTATCAGTCCGCATACATGTTCAAGCTGGGATTCAATGTTCTTAAAGGAGTATTTTGTAAAATTCATACAGATTGTTTTTAAAGGTTAATAACTTCTGCATACGGGTTTTCCATTTCCTTCAGCTCGTAGAGCTTTGCTCCGTGATTCAAGGCATACGAGCGAATAAGTCTTGCAGTGGGGCTGTTGGTGTCGTATGCCAAAGCCGAACGAACAGAGCGGGTTGTTACTTTCAGTTTTGCGGCGATTTCTTCCTGAAGTTCACCGCTTGCTTTAATGAGTTTTTTTGTTTCTGCCATAATTTTATTGTTTTATAGTCTTTATTTTGTACCTTTAGGGCGTGTTCCTATTGGAATACTTTGCAAATGTAGTTCACATTTTGAAAACAAGCAAACTTTTATGGAAAAATATTTTCATTATGAAAACTTTTATATTACAGTCTGAAGTGTTGAAAAGAGCCAAGGAAGGGCTTAATTTAAAGAACGATAAAGAGTTATCATCATTACTTGGTATCTCAAAATCAACTTTATCAAATTGGGGAAGCGAAAGTCGAAAAATAGACTATCCCCTTCTGTTTTCATTTTGTGAACACTTAAATCTTGATTGGCTTCTCACTGGAGAAGGTAATATGTTACGTAATGAAGCAGCAACGACTTCATTACCAGTTCCAGAAAAGAGACGTCATCTGATTCCACTTTTTGATGTAACAACCATTGGTGGCCGTCAGTACGATGCAGATATGTCTGCCGTATCAACTCCATCAGAAATGATTGATACCGGAGACTGGTTTCAGGATGCCACTGCAGCTATGCGCGTACAAGGTGACAGCATGTCGCCTGAATACAAATCGGGAAGCATAGTCGCACTTCGCCAGATAAACGACCTGCGAATTATCATGTATGGGGAAGATTATGTGGTAGAAACGGACGAAATCAGAGTAATCAAGCGTTTACAACGTGCTGATGACCCTGCTTTTCTGATGGCTTGTTCGGTAAATCAGGATCAATGGGAGTCAGGTCCTATGAAAGGCCATCTGATACATGAGCCTTTCGAAATACCACGAAGTTCTATCCGTCGGTTATTCCTCGTATTGGGAGAGGTTCGTAGAAACCATAGCTGTAACATTATAGATGTAGTCAAATAATTAGAAGATTA